TACCTGCATCAATAATGCGCTGCACCAATTTCTCTGCCTGCGCTTGCTTATAGCCTTTATTGATGAAGTCCTGATAAAGAATCCTCTGGCGAAGCTCCTCTCCTTTCTCTGTCTCATCAGCAAGTTGTGCATCTGTTACAGAATTAAGGAAGTTCAAGGTTCCCTCATACTGCCTGATACTATCTGGTTCTACACCATTCTCAAGAGCTTTAGAAATCCTCTGTTGCTTCTCATCAAGACGGGCATTAACTTCAGCTTCAATAGCATCGCTTAGTGATTCTGCATCTGTTACTTTGCCAATGGTCTCCTCATCAAGGTTAGGGAAGATACCATCCACTGCCAAGGCATTGGCAATGGAAGAGTAGAAGTTTTGTGGAGAAGTGCCAGGGTCTTCAACAGTGGCAGTATCTCCCTTTTCCTTTTGTTTCTTCTCACTACCTACGCTCTCTGGCTGTTTAGTATCCTCATCCTCAAAAAGGTCTTCGGAATTTACAACCTCAGTAGTTTCTTTTGTTGTCTTAGTATTTTTCTCTTCAGGTTGCTCTTCAACCTTGGTTTCTTCAGTATTCACTGAAGGGTTCTCTGGTTCCTCAAAAAGATTGTCTATCTCTTGCTGACCAAAGATGTTGTTTAAACTTAATTCTCCCATGTTATCCTTCTCTTTTTAATTCTACTTAAAAGTTTCTACAATCTTCTGTGTGCAAAAGTACAGATTTATTCATGCCTTTCATTGGAGTTAAACTTATGGATAAGATAACATAAAAAGGGTACTAAGAATAGCACCCTCTTCAATACACTTTGAAAATTGTTTTTACCTTCTATTTATCCTCTTTCCTGGATAGTTCTTAGTAAAGAAATCATCATCTTCCAATCCAGATGAAGGTTGTTCTGCCTTGGTAATATCTCCTTGGTAGAGTATCATCTTCTCCTCACGGTAGAGCATCAGCTGTACTAATGCCATTACCCTATCAAAGTTACCATACTGATTCCATTGAATTAGCTCTTTGAGTAATGCCCTGTTTCTTATATTATATAGATTAGGTACAGTAACCTCTATTTCATTTCCATCTGTATCATGTTCTATTCTTGTTATTGGTTTTAGCAGCCAATCTCTTATCATTCTAAAACCTGCCTTGATAATAGGTGTGGTGGCTCTGCATCCTTTACTTTTGTTTCCATATCCAATAGAAGTAACAAGTTGCCTGTCTCTAAGATATTCTGGAGTATCTGCCAACATGTAGGTACAATTTCTAATACTGAAATAGCTGAAAATGCCCTTTAGGTTATTCTCATAGAGACCTTTCATGTTCCAAAAAATACAGGCTAATCTTACCTTCTCATATAGCTCATTAGCAAACATCGGTCTGCCTGTAAACTCAGCTACCAATCTATCTGTCCAAAAGTCCATAATCTGAAGACTACCCAATGACATAGTACCTGATTCATCATCATCAAATGGGTCAAGACCAAAACCATATCTTCCAACAGGAACCTTCCCATCACTTCCTTTTTGTGGTAATTCAAAGATTTCCCAGGCACCTTCTACCTTGTTATCTTTGGTAGGGAAGTCTCTGATAGGGACAGCACCAGTAGGCTGGAATTCTACAGTACCATCTTTCTGTTGTACTAACTCTCCTACATATACATCACTGAACTCATCAGGATTATTGTCTATCTGATTCAGCCTGTTGTTAAGTTCTGTAACAGGAAACATATTACCCTGACTTCTGATGATAGCTTCTTGTGGAGTAATAGGATACTGTGAGATACGTTTAGTAATAGCATTAATGTCTGTACTACCATACTTCACCTTATATCTGTCCATAAGAATCATGAACAAAGCTTTAGTTACATCACTATTACCATTCTCATCAATACAGCTATCATCATAGTTCATATATACTGGATAGAAGAAACAGCATTGTCTTCTGCCTTGTCCCTCCTTGTCAAAGACATTTTCCAAACCATAAAGGTTATAACCGTCAGGAGAATAGAACATTTCTGCAAAAGCTGTAAAGTCACTCTGCTCATTACCAGCCGTACCATAAAGCAGTATCTCTCCAAATACAGAAGAACCTTGCTCTACAGAAGGTCTGATAAGACCATACAAGTCATTCAAGTCTTTAAAGATACCTGCCTCCTCAATAATATATAAAACACCACGGGAACCATTCAATTTATCCTGATTAACACCTGAAATAATACCCTGTACTGAGTTTTTGCTACCATAAGCTACATCAGAACCAGACTTTTTATATCCCATCTGCCAGGTTAATTCCTGAAGACTGCTCTTGAGTCTTCTTGAAGCAAACTGGGTATTTTTCGCAGTAAAGTCAATGTTGTCAATAAATACAGAAAGAATTTGGTTTACACCTATGAGTTTTGTTTTATCAGCAGCTGTGACTAGGCATTGAATATCTGATTGGTTATTCTCAAACTCCCCTATAGTAAATCTCTTTGATAGCATTCCACCACCAACAGTGGTCTTACCTTTACCACGACTAGCTAAGTATGCAGCATGATGCTTTCTCTGTCTTGCTTGCAGAATATAATGGGTAGAGAGAAACTGTCCGTCCCAGAATTTAGGATGCCTGATAGTACGCATCTCCAAACCATCTTCTCTTTTTTCAACTAAGTGCATAGGGCAATAATTAAGAGTCCAATAGTAGTCTCCTGTCACCCACATTCCTGTATTAGGATTTAAATAGCCATCCCAGCCTCTTCTTCTTTCTTCTCTAATCCATTTGCCAAACTCACTATTGGGATTGGCATTTGGTTTAAGATTTGTGTATCTTCCATCATTAGCTTGCCAGTTTAAAGCTGTTTCCCTAAAGAAGTCTGAACCATCTAATATAGGTGGCTTAGTGACATCAATAATAGCCTTACCTTGACTATCTCTAGGTAATTTAGAAATCTCAGGCCTATTGGAAGATACCATCCATCTAATAAAGGGCACATTGTTAATATAGTCCCAGAACTGTTCCTGCACTTCCTCAGGACTATCTTTGAACATAATAACTTTTTCATCAGGTGTGTCCCTATCGACAACAACTGATAGTTTATCCAGTGGTGTCTGACACCTATTCCATACTACATTATCCATAAAACAATCTTCTACTCTTTATGGATGCAAAAATAAAAAAGGCCTATCATAATGACAAGCCTCTAATAATCTTACTAAGGTAGAATAATTAATCCAAACCCCTATCTCCCAATGTTAATTCTTGAGCACCTCTTGCTTTTCCTGCTTCTTCTAACTCTTGTTCCACCTTCTTTTCAAGTGACTGAAGGGAGCTTACAATCTTCTCAACATCTTTTAAGGCAGAGGTAATAGCTGACACCTGATACTTAGGCTTACCCTTACCATCTTCTTTAGTTAGATCAACATTTCGTAAGAAATCACCAACCTTACTTGCACCAATTAAGGCAGACTGTAGCAATTCTTGTGATGGAGTAATAGTCATCTGTCTATAAATCTCCATTGCTTCCCTCAGCATTTCAGAAGGTCTGAAGTCTTCAGGTAGTCCTTCCTGTTTAATTACCTGCTCCGATCTTTCATCTAAGTCTAATATATAAGAATAGGAAGAGGCGGGACTTATCATGAAGTACATATAGCTCATTTGTCTCCAGAACTGTTCCTTTCTTTCTGATCTATCAGCATTAAAAAGTCTTCTGATGGGCCTAACCAAAAAGGCTTCGTCTGCTAGTTTTATTTGGTAATCCTCGTATCTTATAATTTTCATCTTAATTCAATTAATTTATCTAAATCTATTTCACATTCAGCATCTAAAACAGGGTTCATAAGACATTGGTTTACATACTCCCTTTGCCTTGAGTTAAGACGAATACTAATAGATTCATCCTCAATTATGGAACTTTCACCCCAAGGCTTTTCAAGTATTACAAAAAATGGTTCTTGATTAATTTTCTTGGGGGAAAGCATTTCTCCCTTTCTTTTCTCCACTTTTGTTCTTTTTCCCATAGGTCATAGTCCATATAAAATAATTTGCCATTTACTGTAATGGGTAACCTCATAACAGAATTCTCAAAACTAAAAAGACCTAGGCCATTACAGCCTAGGCCCTTCTCCTAAAAACAATCTTCTACTCTTAAAACTTCAAGCCATCGGCTGTAGGTTCAATCTTTGTACCTGTTGAGGGATCCTTGCTTGATGGATATGGGTTATCCTGATTTAACCTTTTCAAATCCATACCCAGCCACATAACTGCTTCCTGCAACTTAGTAATAACTATAGATGTCTCCCTGCAAGATTCCAAACCTTTTACTCTCTGAATAACATCATCAATGTCTTTTCTTAGCTGCTTAATAGCAGGAACTTCTTTTGTAATATCCATATTATCCAATTTAAATACTCCTTACTTCTCTTCCTTCACAAAGAGGTTACAGATTTCAATAGCTGCTGTTCCTGCAATTACAATAGCTGAGTTAATAGCAGTAGCATACTCTGGATTAATGTAAGTTACAATAGCAACTCCTACAGTTTGTACAGCACCAATAATACCTGTAACTAGATTAAATACTTTCTTACTCATACTTTTCTTAATTAATGATTAAACCTTTCTTTTCTGGAGTTATAATAGGATTTTTCTTTCCCTGTACTTCCTCTCCTTCAAAAGAGAACACAATATCCTGCTGGTCAATATACATACAAGGTTTGGCAGTCCCATCCTCATTAGTTAGTTCTATAATGGGGAACTGATAGCCCTTGATCTGCTGCATACCCATATCTACCTTGACTGAGTTAGGATCATGCTTTAAGACAGCAAAGTGCATCATATTAAGCATAATCTTATCACCAGGTTTCAGCTCTCTTACCATTGGGCCAACCTCAAGAACTGTCTGGTATTCCTTCATATCTCCTTTCTTGCTCTCAATGATTCCATGCTCATTATACATGTCCTCATTAAACTTTTCAGCTGTTATCAACATTCTTGTTGCAACTGGGTTAATCTTATTGATCTTTAACATCGCTATTTTGTTTTTTATATTTATTTCCCTTATAATTTTTATAATGTCTCTCAAAATATTGCTTCATACCATGATACCTGTCTAGAGTAACATAGAGCTTACCTATGGATGGTATGTTCACATTGGGCTTGAGTTTCTGAAATTCCTCATCAGTAAGTTCTTTCTTTAGAGGCAAAGAAGTTATATATATTCTTGCTGCCCTCCAAAATGCCCTGTATGTTCTATCAACCAATTTCTTAGGCATACCCAACTGACTAGCAACATCAGTAATAATCTCTTCATACTCCATTTTTCTTGGTCTCATCAGTGAACATAATCATCAGCTTGAATACTCCGTTGTTATCATCCTTGATGTTGGGAATAACCTCAGGAATCATTCTGTCTCCATTGAAAACTCCTTTTTTTCTGAGTGTATTCATCACAACATGAAAGTGTGGAAGGGAAATGTGAGATTCTTTAATGATCTCGTTCTTAACCTCTTTGGTCATTAATAACGTATCCAGAGTAGCCTCATTCTTGATGTCCTTAGACAACTTGTATCTTTGGTTCAGAAAACTGGCTATCACGTCTTGTTCCCTATCTGTGAGATTGATAAAAGGTTTTATAAAAACACAATACCACTTAAAGAACTCCAGACTGGAACTGAAAGTCACTCCGAAGAGATTATTAGGCTTGAACTTTTTCTTTAGCCTCTGTATCTCTTCATCATGCTGTTTCTTTGGTATAACTTCTACTCCTCCCTCCATAATTAGTTCTCCTTATGCTCTTCTATGTCTGTTTGTTCGGGGATAGTCAGTGCCCCTTGAATCTCTGCAAGGCACTCTTCTACAAACACCTTATCAAAGCAGGGGTAGTCTGATGCCTTGTAACTATTAGCAATCTCTATTACCTTAAACAGATACTCCATTCTCTTGTTTGAGAAATAATTCTGCATCTCACTGATCTGACCTCTCAGTCTATTTACATAGTTATCCTGATTATACAATTGGCGATTCATCTGAACCACTTGCTGAATCAGCTTGTCTTTAGTCCACTTTTGCAGTTCCTCAATAAGAGAGCCTTCTACGTTCTGGTCATTCTTCTGAGAATTAACTACTGGCTCCAGTTTCACTTCCTTACTTGCAATCTTCGTCTCTTCCATTGTACTTAATATTTAAAGAATTTCAATAATAATAACTTCAACTCATCTAATCTATTCTGTGTCAATACTGTATTAAAAAATAGTAAAAGAGAATCTATCTTGCTATATCCTCCAGGAAAATGTGGATACATAGATTTAATAATTTCTCTCCACTTTTCACTCTGATAGATTTTAGTTTTCAACTGCTCTATAGACAGACTGAAAATAAAACTCTTCTTAGGGTCTTTATTTTTAACAGCAAACTTGCTACCATACCTCCCTTCATACTTCTTTTCCCACTCTTCTATAGAACCTTCTGCTATGTCGGAACAACCACAGTCACCACAGTATTCAAAGTCAAGTGTCTCATCATACTTAACCTTCAGAGAATAACATCTGGCACAGTATCTTACTGGCTCTGAATCATAATCATTAATCTCTTTTTCTGTTGGCATAATTAGTAGTGTATAGGTTATACCTTATTATATAATAGAGAGAAAAGTGATTATTTCTTCTTACTCCTACTACTTGTCTTCAAACTAGCAGCACTCTTCATAGCACTGGCTCTTTTAGTTAAATCCTGAGCCTGTCTATTTGCTTCTTTAATAGCACGATTCATTCTTGCCTTATCGCCCATAATCTCCTGGTACCTTGCCATTGTAGAGGCATCGCTCTCAGCCTGCCATTGTAGGTCTTGTTTACTCATCTTTGTAGCCATAGTCTTTTTTGAGTCTAATTATTATAACATATAAATTTGAAGTAATACTTTAGCCAACTATTATAGTGTTTTTATTTTCAATAACTTACACATACACATTGAAGTAGTTTTTATATGCCGCAAAGTTAAACAAATCTATTTAAACTTCCAAATTAAAAGACTAATAATCTCTAAATTTTAATGTTATTTAAGGATAGTCGAAGATAACTATTTCATTTTTATATGTATCTTTGCAGCGCACCCTAAGAACAATTATACCTATTATGCAAAGAAACAACTATCAACAAAATCATCTCTACTGCTACAAAAGTTATGAGTCAGAAGATAGTACTTAAAATCTTAATTATGTACTAATTATGTACAGTAAAGTATAGGAATAAAAACATAGAATACCCAAAAGGCCTTTATATAAAAGTGGAAAGCCATTTTCTAAGTATCGGGGGTTTGAATCCCTCACCTTCCGCAAAAAAAGAGAATGGTTCAATGAAACCTAGTAAAAGAGGGCTTTTCAAGGTCCTCTTTAATTTTTTATCCTATGTTTATTATGTACAAATTATGTACAACCATACCTCTCATTCTGTACACTGTACATAATAAAATTCTTCATTAACATCCTAAAAACATTTTTTAACAATGAATAACAAATATCCCCAAATAACTTTTGTGTTTGACAGAAGAAAGATAGCCTCTCCTACTGTTAAATCTTCTGTAGATATAAGAATATGCTATGACTATAAACAAAAATATATTGCTACTGGTATCAAGCTCTACTCTACACAGTGGAAGAATGGAAAGATAGTCAATTGTCCTGATATTATCCAGATAAGCCAAACACTTGACAAACTGCTTACAGAAGTCAGGCAGATTATATATGAAATGATGCAGCAGGGAAACATCAATATATATGCTATTGTAGATGAACTAAACAGAAAAAACCAAGGGAGGATGACTTTCCTGGAATTCTGCGAACAGAGAGCTGAAGTTAGAAAGTATGGCAGAAAGAAGGATTCCCAAGAGAGATATAACAGGTTTATTCGTCTATTTAAAGAGTGGGGAAAGATAAAGTACTTTGAAGATATTACAGAAAAGAGTATTATAGCCTATGATAAATACTTGGCTGGTAAAGAAATGAAGCCTTATAGCAAGTGGAATAACTATCATAGATTTGTAAATAGCTTTATTCTAGATGCTATAAAAGCAGGACTGCTGACTAGGAATCCCTATGACTGGGTTAACATTACTAAAGATAAAAGCAGAACAGGTATAGATAAATACTTAACCACCCAGGAATTTAAAAAACTAAAGTCTGCTCCAATGCCAACACCTTGTCTGGAAAGAGTGAGAGACTTGTTTGTATTCCAAACTTATACCTGTATGAGATACTCAGATCTAGCTGCGTTTGACCCAAGGAAAGTCCAGGAAATAAAAGGAGTACCTGTGTATCTTGGAGACAGTATTAAGACCTCTAGAAGGTTTACTATACCACTCCTTACCCCTGCTATTGAAATCCTACATAAATATGAAGGCAAGCTACCTATTATAAATAATGCCAAGTATAATCTCTATCTAAAAAGTGTGGCACAAGCAGCAGGTATAGACAAACCATTAAGTACCCACTGGGCAAGACATACAGGGGCTACTATGCTGCTGAATGAAGGAGCAGAAATGAAGATCATCACAAAAGTATGTGGACACTCCTCTACTAGGATTACAGAACAAGTGTATGCAAAACTACTTAATGAGACAGTAGTTGATGCCATTCAGGAAATTAGTGACAGGCTTGAATAAAAACTCCTCCTAATCTTCACAGACAAGGAGGAGAAAAAACAAAAAACATCATCATTCACCTAAAAACATCATCTTGACTTACCGCGCATTTAAAATTTTCTTGATGATTCCTTCAACGAAAAGTATAGTTATAATCAATAGAACTAAGGGCCAAAGGATGCAGGCAATACTAGCAGTCTGGTCTTCCCTGCCTTCATCTGATGCATCCTTGTATAAAACACAGTGTGTCAGTATCGCCCCTCCTATATATAATAATGTTACCATCCACTCCATATTTTCTACTTTATAATTTCTATATATTTTGAACTTTCACTTTCAACATAGGGATTCTTTTCAACTACATCAATATGCAGAACAGTATGTTTTTTCTGGAACCAGCGAAGGAGAAAGAACTTCTTAGGGGGATTAACAGTCTCCTTCTTACTGGAGACTACAATATGTTTCTCACTCTTAAAGTATGGTTTTACTACAATCATAGAAGGATACTTGAGTCCTAATCTAATATTATACCACTTATCACCAATAATAGTATCAATAGCTACTGAGGGACTTTTAAACAAAGTGTCTCTCAGGGTTATTGTGTCCTTTTTAGTAAAGCCAGAAGATACAGCCTGAAGAGCTTTTAGATTCTTATCTTTAATCTTTAGCTCTTTTCTTGTATTATCTAATTCCTGAAGTACAGAATCTTTGAAATACTCAAGCTGATCTACTGTCAGTTGCAGTGCAATATTCTTCTCTTTCTCATTGCTGGACTGCTTAGCATAAGCTTTTACATTGGCTTCAGCAGTTTCCCACTTTTCATTTGCATACTTGACCTGCTGCCATCCTGCGCTGATAATACCAAGTAGAACTACAATTGCTACAATTAAATACTTATTCATACTTTTCTGATTTTGCTGCAAATGTAGTATATAACCTACACATCCCAAAGAAACTAAGGATTTCTCTTAGTACTTTTGGCTTATACAAATAATACACTATACTTGTACCAAGTAATAATTTTCTTTTTTTCAGTTTAAATTAATAATGTTATTGAAGAAAGAAGGGAGCCTGTGAAGGTTCCCTCTTTTATTATATATAAGGTGTAAAGTCAAAGTTATCTCTGAAGAATTCATACTGGCTTGCTTCATCCAACCACTCATCAAAGAGCCTGCCACCATAGTTCTTGAAGTCCCCTATATATAATAAGGTGTAGGCGATGCACTTTGACTTCTTTTTATAGCCCATGAAGTTCTCATCATCATAGCACTCATTGACTAAGTAGATAATATCTCCAATAGTAGAATCTGTTACATTATACCAAACTTTACCCTGGATGGCATTCTCTATCTGTTTTTTATTCCATTGTCTACTTAGAGCTGCATCATAAGCCAGCTTTACTGTAAAATGTTTACCATGCCTCTTAATGTATTCTTCTAGTCCCTTCATTATCTAAGAATCTAGTTAAACATCCATTTGACAGTGCAAAGGTAGAAAGATTTTCTAAACTACCAAAACAATACTTGGAAAAACAACTAAACATCTGATATATAAGTAGTTTGGATTAAAGTAAAATACTTACTTATGTGTGTAAGGCTTCAATCTTTTTCTTCCTTTTCTCGGCCTCTTCCTTTTTCTTTTGTTTCATCTGCTTCTTATCAGCACGTACCACTTTTCTATAACTAGATGCCTTGACTAATAGCAAAAGTTCTTCTAGCTTCCCATTGTGGAAATCGTCAAGATTAAATCTAAGTACTTTTATTTTTCCATAGTGCTGCTTGATTATCTGAGTTCTCATCTTATCATGCAGCTTATGTTCATTATGGAACTTACCATCTACCTCTATGATTAGCTTTTTATCCGGCACATAGAAGTCAGCTATATAATATCTCTCTATCCACCCATCATCAGCATAGATGTAGAATATCTTCTGGAACTCATACTTTATACCATAGGCATCTAAGCATATTAACATCCTTTCCTCTAGAGGAGATGGCCATATCTTCATCTCTTCTGCTCTATACTTAGCCTTAGTAGTTACCTCTTTATTATGTGCTTTTACTCTATCCATATTTTATTTTTAGGCAAAAATACTAAGTGTTATTGAGGATTCTGAAGCAGTTAAAAGAAATGTAAGAGAAGCTAATGGAGGGAGTTTTGGGGAAATCTGAGGTATATGTAAAAGTGGGGGGGTATATTTTAGAAAATTAATTGTATGTATAGAAATGGGAGGAGATTTTTCATGAGATGCATTGTATGTGTAAAAGTGGGGGATTATACATCACACCTCCCCCTGTCCCTGACAGTTGGGGTTCATTCCCCCTGGGTCATTGCTGACAGAGTATTTTCTGACTCTATATTAACAGAAATTACTCTCCAAAGCAATTGACAGGAGAAATCACTCAAGCTGTCAAAACTAACCCTTTAAATTATAAGTAATATGATGTACAACAAAGCTGAGCTTGCAGCAATGCAGATGATTGCTGGCAAGATGAACTGGCACAAGCCAGTAGATGAGACTGTAGAAACTATCTGCAAGATGGTAAGTAATCAACAAGCTATGGAACTAGATTGCATCGGAGAATGTGATGGGTTTGAAGAAACATTACTCTCTATTGCTCTTTGGGATGCTGACAAGATTGGCTCTACCCTATTTATTAATGACTATCATGCATTGGTTAACTACAAGTACAATTTGTTCCTTGAGGACATGGGAATTACTGATTCTGACTATCAGGCCATGCTTGACTACTACATTAATATTCAGCCAGAAGCCTTTGCTGCTGAGTATGAGGAGTATGAAATGGCAATGTATGATGCCTATTGTGATAGATGGGAAAACTCTTATTGCTAAGACTATGAGGAAATTGGAGAAATTATTATGCTGGTTCTTTGACTCAGATTGGGGATTTCTAATCCTTATTCTGAGTATTATTGGACTTATGTGGCTACTATGGTCACTGCATTGGGATGCTATTTACAATCACTAATAACTAAAAGTATGAAACAGAATGTTTACAGAGGAGAATGGGCAGGATGCTCAGACCTCACAGAGAGAAGAAAAGAGCTTAATAAGGCTCATGAAGAGTTTCAGAGGATGCTAGCCAATGGCTATCAGTTGAAAGAGGTTAAAGTCAAAAGGCCTAGGATTAAGTGTGAAACACAGCCTAAACAGGTTGTAGTAACTCTTGGAGGCACTTGGACTGTCAAGATGACTCTTGAGGAATACAAGCAAAGAGGTGATGGTCTTAAGATTGTGATGAAGATATACTAACTCTATAAAGGTAAAGCAGCTCCACCTTACACAAAGTGAGCTGCACAATAACCCTTTAAATAATAAGTAAGATGGAAAAGTTTTGTTTGTTTAGGGTTCATGAGTACATGGATATGTACCCAAGAGACCATGTGCAGACTATTATTGCCGAAGATGAAGAAACTATTAAGAAGGAGGCAGTTAGATTTGCACAACACATGAATCAGAATTATTCTGGCGGTACTACAACTTTCATTAAAGTGATGAGCAAGGAGGAAGCTCAAGCTCATGTTGATAAACTTGCTGACTATGAGAAGAATCATCCACAGCCAGACTCTGAGGATTTTATGGATGGAATTAGAAAACTATTTAATAAATGTTATTCCTATGAAGAAAAATGATTTATTTACCTTTACAGCTCCCAATGGAGTTGAGGTGACAGCTGTTGTAATTGACTGCTTGGGAACATGTAACTTTGAAGAAGTAGAGGACAGCAAACATTGGGATGATAAATATCTATGCTATGCCCAGAACAGATTATTCTATCACACTGAGTGGACTCAGATTGATAAAGTGGTTGATGATGACTTTGTGCCATCCTGTGATGAAGAAAATGACTGGTTCTATGCTATCAGGTATCACTCACATGAGGTCAAGACTACTGGTTCTTCACAGGAGATACTGGTTGATTACTGTAATCTTCCTGACTATGATGAACTATTTGCAAGATACAATGACATTGAAGTATCTCAGGCTGAGACTGCTAATGGAATGTAATATGGAACACTCAAGAAATGTAGTTAGAACCATTATGTCCTATGGATATGATGAGCAGGAAGCTATCAACATACTTGATGGTAAGAATCCTGATGGTACTGAATTTATTGAATTACCTTTCTAATATGTATAAGGTATTTGACTCTCTAGGCAATCTGATGAGGAAGTTCAGTACTTATCAGGCTGCTGCCACTTATAAGTTGGCTTATGGAAATTATAGTTGGACAATTAAATAATTAGAACTATGAGTTACAAGTATTTAAATCCTAGAACGAGAAAACATGCTGAGACTAAAGATTACAACTCAGCTGTAATTGAACAGTTGCTTGAAGACAAGGAGAATGATATTGTCCTTGTAACAAGTATCTACTCTATGACATTCAAGGTGTTTAATTATCACTTTGAAGAATATGCTGGAGATTGGGAAGGTGATGAATTAATAGCAGAATGTCCAATTTCCACTCTCAAGAATTATCTAACCCTTTAATATAAATTATTATGAAACAGAAATCTTTAATCTATGCAGTTGTTGTGCTGCTTGTGTGTAATGTTATCACCCTTATTGGTTGGGGTAAGTCTATGGATCAGGTTGATAAGTATCAATATTACTATAAGTCAACTGAGGCTCTGTTGGATACTCTAGAGAATGAGTATAACTGGATAGATGCCATTGATAACTATGAGTATTATGATGCTACATCTAAACTGAATAAGTAATAACTAATCATTAATATTAACCCTTTAAATAATTTGAATTATGAATATTTTCAGTGCATTGCGTGTTTACGCTGGTAAGTGGTCAGAGAAGAACTCTAGAAACTTCTCTAGTGAGGAAGTAGCAGCTGTTAAGAAGGCTGAAGTGGTAGAATCTCAATATGGATTGTCCGTGTGCTTCTTTATGGTAGGAGGAGGACAATCTTATATTCCTCTAGACCAGAACAGTAGTGCTGCTATTGGTGAGCAGATAGACCTTACTAAGGCTCAGTTGGTTACTCTTCAGAGACCTGGTGAGGATGACATTTATAGAGTTAGAATCTAATATCTATCTACATAATGAGGGCAGATGGCCATTGTGCTGTCTGCCTTTATTTTTTTTAGCCAACACTACTGGAGCAATATTTTATAAGCCACTTAGCAAGCCAAGTTATTTTTTATAAAGATAGGCAGGTGCAAGCTAATAGAGGGGCTAATCACTCCTTCTATGCATCTGGCCAAGTGGCCAATTAGTATTAACCCTTTAAATTTTAAAAGTTATGAACATCTTTTCAGCATTAAGAGTTTACGCAGGTAAGTGGAGTGAGAAAGCAGTTAGAGCATTCAGTGCAGAGGAGCAGTCAGCTATCACTGAGGCTAAGGTAGTGGACAGCCAGTATGGGCAGTCAGTCTGCTTTATGATGGTGGGAGGAGGCCAGACCTATATCCCACTTGACCAGAACTCCTCTAAGGCTACAGGAGATACTGTAGACCTGAGCACTGCTCAGTTAGTTACTCTCTCTAAGCAGGGAGAAGCAGATATTTACCGTGTAAGGTGCTAAGAGAGAATGAGCCAAGGGCAAGTCAGCCTTTGGCTTTTCTTTTTTATATTATATAATAAGTGCAATATTTTTACGTTATAAAGTTATGAGAGAAAATTCAACTCAAGGAGGTTGCCTTATGTTTGCATTATTCTTCCTTGCAGCTATATTCTTCATGCTTATTGGAGGACTGGCCACAGGAGATATGAAGGCAGCATTGTTTACAGCAGGAGCTATAGTAGTTATAGCTATTATCTTAGGGCTATGGGTATTCATAGTTAACATCAAAGAGAAATGAGTCAGGGGTATTTACCTCTGGCTCTTCTTTTTTCCTGATTAAGGTAGAAACAATTACTCTTTCTCGAACCAATTACTAAAGATACTTACCAGCTCTTTGTGTAGTTTAGACCTAACAGGATTATTTAAATATTCAATTAACCACTCAGATAAGTTACCTTTGAACTTAAAACTAAATTCTTCTATTTCTAATTCACCAGTTATATCATCCTCATTGACTATATGACTGCTTTCTACTTTTACATCATAGAAATTGTTTGGCTTTTTAATCTTCATCTGCTTCATTTAAATTGTATTTATAATTCTATTAATGTTTACTCATAATTATTACTTTCTTTAGATGAAGAAGGTTCAACTACTATATTATACATTATTTTACTTCTCTTAGATAGCTTCCCTTTAAAGAAATACCTTGGGTCCAAAAGATATTCACCTCTGCATTTCTTTATTAGTAATCCTACTTTACAAAGATAACTGATTGCATTATCTATGCTAGCATCAGGAGCCTCTAATCCATCCTGCCTGCAATACTCTTTAAAGCGAGCATTATTGTGGACAATGTTCCCTTCTTCCTCATACTCTACATTATATGATGAGAACTTCCAGCAACACATGAGTACTTTAAGGCAAACCCCTTTAAGCTTCATCATCTGAGGGTAGTTAGAGAAAAACACCATTATAAACTCATCAATTGAGACTTTCTTGGTTTGATAGAACTCAATAATCTCTCCTGTATGATTGTCTAGGAGAGAATAATCTTTTGATTTTTCCTTTAAATACTTTTCCATATTATCTATGTTTAATGCTGCAAAGTTATACATAATGTACTATATGTGATAGAACCTAATAAAATGTATTAGTGAAACTTCAGATGTTATAAAGTAATACTAATAGATTTCATTAGATTAATTCCTAATATATAAATAGTCTTTCCTAACATATATATTAGGGTTTCTAATATATATGTTAGAAATAAAACATCTAACTTATTGATTTACAGAGTATTAGATATTTGTCTTTTCTTATCTTTCATACAGGTCATTACTATACCTTATTATATTATAGCAGGGAAGGAGAAATGAGGAAGAAGCCATTAATTAACACTTTAACCTTTTAACTGTTAAATTTAACACTTGGCGTATAGTTTAGTTGTAGATAGTTAAGTATATGTAAGTAGGGTAGCTTATACCTCCCACCAACCAATCACCACAATGCAGAATAATCTTCCAAAAATCTCTATTTAACCAGAACATTTATCTTTTTACTCCTATCATAACCTCTCTTATCTACTACTCTATAAACAATCTACCACCCAATAAAGCAATATAATCTTTCCTTTAATTACAAATAATTAACCAAAAACATTTGCAAGATTACAAAAATATGAGTACAATTGAATATATCTTAATACCTTATTACTACTATCTCCTATCTCCTATCTTTTCTATTCTATCTTCTATCTGATAATACTTACCTCTTATCAGACTTGCTAATCACTCCCCCTTTGTCTTTGCTTGGGCGTTGGTGCTAAGTTGTAATTATTCACTTCCCCAAGTCTCAAGCACAACATACAACATTCAACATTTTACATTAACAGGTGTGCCAGATACCAAAACAAATCCCAAGGGCATGGGTGAGATGAATGAACATTTTTAGTTCTTTGAGAGTGTATGCAGGTAAGTGGGCAGTTAAGGCAACTCGTGCTTTCAGTGCTGATGAGATTAGTGCTGTTGAGAAGGCAGAGGTAGTTGACTCACAGTATGGTAACTCTGTATGCTTCCACATGGTAGGTGGTGGTCAGACTTTCATTCCACTGTCTACAAACAGTACCCTTGGTCTGGGTGACTCTGTTGACCTGTCTAAGGCCAAGCTGCTCACACTGGAGCGTCCAGGTGATGCTGACATCTATCGTGTAGAGGCATAACAGCCTTACACCTATTTAAAGGATTAATACTTTAAAGAGGAATAGCCTTTGTGGGACACTTTGTGTCCTCCATTGGCTATTTCTTTTTTTGATATTAAGACAAAAGCAATCTCTAAACCCCTTTATAACATGAGAGAATATAATATCCCAAATCTCTGGAAAAAAGATATAGCTACTTGTGGTACTTATCCAGATGAATTTAGCAGAGATAACTTATGGTGTCAGTGGTCTGATATACAGAAACTACATGCCACATCAATGTACAATCCTGTATTTGATAGGCTTGAAGAACTCTGTAAACTTAAAGAAGATCATCTTAGATACTTTGGTTGTTTCTCATCTGTATGGCTTTTCAGTCTTAATCAAGTTATAGATATTGACTTTAGTAAACAATACACTACTGCTCAACTTCTTAAACTTGTGGATGATGCCATTGAGAAAGAGAATAAATCCTATGAGAAAGAACTTAATTGGGTTTACTCATTAGGTCTTGAAGATTAATAGGAAATGGGAGAGAAATCTCTAATCTCCTTTTTATTATATAACCCTTTAAATAATACAACTATGACTAATGAAGAGTTTTTAAAAGCTATTGATGGTGCCAAAGATTTATTAAAAGATATTATGAACCATCCTGTTGAAGTAAGATTAAAGAGTAAGAATGGCTATATCCTATCAAGCAATTTTACCCTCACTAAAGCTTCTTATATGTTTAGCCCATTTATAGTTTATGAAGATGGGACTAGAGGTGCAATGGTACTAGAAATTCAAGAGAAATAACTATGACACTATCTCAAGGCTACAGAATGGCACAAGCTGCAAACCATAAGCAGCCTTGCCTTGACTATCCTTATCTAGGCATTCCTGATGAAGATGATGAAGATATTATAAGTGAAATTCAACATTAAAGATTATGATTATACTATTATTAGCATTAGTAACAGCACTGGCTATCTTCCTTATTGGAGGTATTATAGGTAATTATATAGTCAACAAATTCAAAGAAGCACTATGAATAAGACATTACAAGATATATTTAACTCAGCCAAGAAGCAATGTGTAAAAGCACTATTACCTTATATAGCTGAGAAAGCTGAGAATAATAAACTAGAATTCTCTCCTCCTATCAGAATATCTCTTCCTCAAAACAAGGTTGAGTTCTTTGAGGCTATTACAGACGTAGTGTTTGATAAAGAAGAGAATACTTGGTATGTGCACAACTACATTACAGATGAGAGTCTTAATGCAGATGAATACTACACTCCATTGAAAGATATGACGTTTGAAGAACTTTATGAAATAGCAGAAAGACTATGATACAAAAGAGATACCAATTCCAAGGAAAATCAGGCATAGAATGGTCTGGCTGGTATGACTATACTGAGGATGATACTCAATTAGAAGAGTTATCTAAGGATATATGGCAACTCAAGAACAAGTATAAGCAAGAGTTTAGAAAGATATGAAGCATTGGGTATTTTGTGCTGCTAATACTCCAGAGAATGCGTTAGCTATTAAGATGGCTATTCATACAGTATCTATCCTTGATGATTATTGGGATATGAATGCCTGTGCTACTGGAGTATATGAAGGAAGTAAACTCACTATCAATCCTAATGACGGTAATAATACTTCTATTTATGCTGAAGATGATGATATTCATCGTCTGATATACTCTTGTATGGCTTTTGCCAGAGAAAATGAGAAATTAAAACTTAAGGAAAAACAATAAAACTATGGAGAAAGACTTAATATTCTTCGGAGAGCAGGGACTCACCTGTTACGTCTAAAAATTATCTTATTACAATACTTAGAAATAGTTACAAATAGATAAATAGTGCATATAATATCTAGTGTTTTTTGTACCTTTGAAGTAAGATAATTCATATTCTTATGAGGAGAAAAACAAAAGAAGAATTCATTAAAGAGGCAAGATTAGTGCATGGATATCAATATGATTACTCGAAAGTCAATTATATAGATTCTAAAACAAAAGTCTGTATTATATGTCCTGAGCATGGAGAATTCTGGCAAACACCTGGAAACCATTATCATTACGGTTGTATGAAATGTGGAGGAACTTATAAAATGGATTCTAAAACATTTGTCAATAAAGCCCGAAAAATATTTGGAGATAAGTATTCTTATGATAAAGTTATCTACACTACAACCGATGCTAAAGTTATAATAGGCTGCCCTGAACATGGAGATTTTGAACAGACTCCACATGACCATTTAGGTGGACACGGATGTCCTATATGTGGAGGTGCTATTTCTTATACAACTGAAAGTTTTATTGAAGCAGCCAAAAAAGTACATGGCGATTGCTATTCATATAATAAGGTAGAATATGTAAAATCTACGAATAAAGTGATTATAACATGTCCTAAGCATGGTGATTTTAAACAAAAGCCTTCTGTTCATTTATTCGGTGCTGGATGCCCAAAATGTAAAAGAAGTAGAGGAGAAGAGGCTATAGCTTTATTACTTAATGATTTAAACATTTCCTATATAGAACAATATAGGATAAATGATAATTTTAAAACAAGAAATGAGATAGTGGTTGACTTCTATATTCCAAATAAAAGATGCATAATAGAGTATAATGGGGCCCAGCACTATATTCCAATGGAGTTTTTTGGAGGCAAAGATCAATTGGTCAATCAACAAAAACGTGATGCAGAATTAAGAGAATATTGTAGAAACAATGACATAAAATTAGTAGAAATACCTTATACTGAAACTAATATAGAAGAAGTCATAATAGAAGAATTAAAATAAACTACAGCTGCATAGGGGCTAGCATTTATGTAGATCGAAGCAGCCTATTGTCTCTGTCACATAGGATAAATCGTAGGTTATGTGCTCTAAGAGGCAGTCAGGAGTATCTGTAAAGGTTTGAAGTTTTCCTAAAAGTGGTCGAGAAACCTCAATAAAACTTTATGACTGCCATTTGGTTCCTTAGCTCAGTTGGATAGAGCAATTGCCTTCTAAGCAATAGGTCTTGGGTTCGAGTCCCAAAGGAACCACAAACATATTCATGTTATTTAAAGGGTTTGACGAGGGAGTTGAGGGTAGTAATACTTTCTTCTCCCTCTCTTTTTTACTACCCTTTATACTATTAGATAACAGTTAACATTATTATAAACCCTTTAAAACATTAGCATTATGTCAGCAAAAGAACAAGCCACATTAGACATTATGGCAGACCTTGAAAAGTCAAACAAAAGTTTCATTGCCTTTCGTAGAGAACTTAATCCTGTGATGAGAAAATTAGTCTCTCATCAGATAAGACAACAACAAGAAGCATTCAGCCTCTTTAACTCTAATTTAAATGCACATTCTCAGTTAATGGCAAGATGTTTCTTTGCCAAAGGAGAAGTTAAATTAGAAAATTATACTAAATACTATAATAAAAATGAGCAAGTTTAAACCAGGAGACCACATTGAAGCTATTGATAAAGGTCGTGGCTTTGAAGAAGCAATAGTATTAGGTACATTTACTGAAATGAGTAAAGGCAAATTCAAAGGTCAAGAGATGTATAATCTCAAAATACCTTGTGGAACAGCTACTATCCCAGTAAGTGCAGAGTATAACTATCAGATACTAAAGAAAGGAAGGCTGGTATGATTAAATATGGAGACCTAGTTCAGTACACTAAGGAGAATCATGTTAATTGGAATACAGACCTCTTTAGTGTACTAAGAGGTTTCTTTGAACAGTATTCCCCATCTCCTACTCTCTCTAACCCTCCAATACAGCAAGAACTTATCTTCTCTAATGATGATTTTAAAGAACCTCAAAATGGAGAATATACAATACAAGATCTGATAAAGCTTTTATCTACTTAGAGGTATTATTAAATACTTTATACTTATATGTTTTTATATTAACTTTACACAGGAAGAGAAAAAGTTATGAGAATATATAAAGTAGGCAGTCACTTTATTGCAATACATACCAAAGGAAACTATGTATATAGTGCCCAAGGAAGCAGTGAAAATGAGGCTAAAGAACGAGTAATAGAGATGATTAATAAGAAAGAATAACTATGACACAGGAAGAAAAACAATTATTGTTACAAGACCTTTGTGCAAGGTTGCCTTATGAAGTATTCCTAAAAATAGGGGAATATTCTGACTATACATTACAGGGAATTGTCCCTTCGAATATAAACAAACCACTCCTTGTTAGATGTAACGGTTCTGATTTTGACTGTAGTATAGAAGTTGTAAGACCATATCTACGTCCAATGTCAAGTATGACTGAGGAAGAAGAAAAAGAATATGCCAAAGTAGTAGTTAAATCACAAGATTGCAGCTATGAAAATAATGAATCAGCTACGACTATGGTGAATGATTGATATTTGTCTAAAGGATTTGATGTTAGAGGTCTTATTCCAAAAGGTCTTGCATTGGAAGCAACAGAGGATATATATAAAAAATAAATATGGAAACTGAATATAAAAGATATTTTAAAACAGAAGGAGACATTATTTATCCTGACGAGCACATGTTGACTTGGGGTCCTTTCTATTATCATTCCATGGAAAAAGCAAAAGAACAAATGGAAAAAATCTTGCAAGATATAATTAACTGGTGTAACTTACAAGATCCATCATTGAAAATTGTTCCTGAAAATTTGATAAAAACACGGGATGAAAAACAAATTGTTTTTGAAATAAAAGCGTGGAAAAATGAAACCACCCTCCAAAAATGTAATGGAATTATAACAGTTGAAGAAATATTTTTTGAAGATTAAAATATATGATTACAGAAGATTACGTTAGTTTTGAAACAGCAAAACTCTTGAAAGAAAATGGATTTGATGAAAAGTCCCAAAAAGTATATATGCGTAACGGTCAACTTTTATGGGCACAAATCTTTATGGAGGGCGAGAGTTTTGTTAATAATAAGGACATTGATCTTGTTGCTAATTATAATGATTGGGATATTCATACACAAGGTGAATATGCTTATCCTTGTCCAACTCTCCAAATGGCAATGAAGTGGTTGAGAGAAGTACATAATTTATGTATTGAACCTTATAGAACTGCGAGCGGTTATCTTTATACTATATCAAAGATATGGACAGGTAGTGAAATTTATTCCGATGAATTTAATGGAGATGATGAAGATAGCGGCCAGTGGACTACCTATGAAAAAGCCTGTGAAGCAGCAATAAAGTATTGTCTTGAAAAATTAATTTGAATAACTATGGCAACAATTAAGAGTCACACATCGTTGGAACAGTCAAAGAAGTTGGCTGAAATATTGCCACTTGAAAGTGCGGATATGTACTGGGATTTACTTTCTAAAGATAAGTACGCTAAAGTCAACAACATAGGAAATTGTTTAGGAAGGACGTGTGTTTATGCTTGGAGTCTTGCAGCATTGCTTGGATTGTTACCAAAGAGAATAGAAATAGCGGATAATGTCTATGAACTAAGCGTCTATCTCTATGGCTTATATTATTGGAATGTAAACAATGGGAATCTCTTATTAGAAGTAAAAGGTGAGGATAATCTTGTTGATGCTTGCGTGGCTATCTTTGAAAAGTTGGACGAATTAAATTTGTTGTGATTATGGATGAATATGATAGAGGTTATTATGATGCCCTTAAATGGGTATATGAACATACTTACGGAGATAACTATAAATTATCAGTAAAAGATAAGATGCAGAATTTATTAAAGAATAATAACTATGGATAATTACGAAAAGAAATACAAAAATGCTCTTGAATGGGCAAGAAAAGTAATGCAGGGGAAAGTTGGTTTTGTCCTTGATGATGTGTTGGAGGTATTCCCCGAACTCAAAGAGAGCGGGGATGAGAGGATGGTTAAGTTTATTAAGAATCAGTTGTTTAATATTAAGAAAATAATCACTGAAAACTATGAACTTGATGCAAAACTTACGAATGCTATAGACTGGCTCGAAAAGCAAGGTGAGCAGAAGCCCGCTGACAAGGTTGAACCCAAGTTCAAGGTTGGGGATATAGTTAAGCATAAGGATAATCCACATCTTACCTATATTCTTAAAAGGTTCACTGACGATGGTAATTATGAATTTCATGCTATAGGAAAAGATGGCCACGAAGGTTGCACATGTATTTCTGTTGTCAAGTATCAAGATAAATGGGAACTTGTTGAGCAGAAGACTGTTGAAAATTAAGGAATAAAGTTATGAAACTTGGAGAATTTAAAGAACTTACATTGTGGTACAAACACATCAGTAAAGCAGAATTGGCAAAAGAAATGGGATGCTCAGAAACATCTATCGGTAGAATGATATATGACTCCATAAAGCTACCACCAATGAAGATGCAGAAGTTGAGTAAGATACTTAACGTACCTCTTGAAATCTTGTTCATGTGGCAAGGATATGATTTAGCTAATAGATATAAAGAAGATAAAACGGAATAAAGTTATGAAAGCAAATGAAGCACCAGAAAATATATACATTCTACCAGATGATAGAAATTCTACTAATTTATCTATTTGTTGGTATGAAGCACCTTATAGCACAGGTGCAATTGAGTACACCCGCACTGATGCCTTTATTGAGAAGGCTTGTGATTTTATTAGTAGTCTAAGACGGTTAGATGATGATGTAATTGACGAATTTAGAAAATATATGGAAGGAGAGTAAAGTATGAAACTGATAGACAAAGACGCTTTAGTAGCGGAGATAAATAAACGAATAATTGATGCACCAGTAAACAATATCGGGCATCAGCGTGTATGGGCTTATAATGATGTTAAAGACATCATCAAAACCCTTGAAGTGAAAGAGGTGGACTTGAATGAAGAAATTGAAAAGTGCCTAAAACTGCACAGTATGTTAGCTGTTGGTAAGAAAGATTTTACCGACATTGCCAAACATTTCTTTGGACTTGGTCTTAAAGCACAGAAAGGAGAATAACTATGAATAAAAAAGAAGCTATAAAGTACCTTCAGCAACTCTACCCTAATGGTGGTCACTGTTGGCTCGATGAACAGCGTATAGAGGCTATTGGTATGGCGATAAAGGCTTTGCGAGATGAGCCTGTAAGTATATGGCACGATGCAAACGAAGAGCCAATAAAAGGAAAAATAATACTTGTTGTACAAGACAATGGCTTTCCTTTTGTGTGTGATGTGCGTAACGATATTGGTTATGTTTCGTTATCTTTTGACCATAGCAATAAAACAAAAATAGATGGAAAAGACAAATGGGCATATATTGAAGACTTACTAAAACTTTCCAATATACACAAAACTATAAAGAATTGGAAAGAGCCTGTAAGTGAGGACTTAGGCGAGTACATCAATGAACTATCCAAGCAATTCCCAGAGGTGTCATTTGCCAAGTTAAGTAGAATTGCCGTAAGAGTTGCTAAGTGGCAAAAAGACAGTCTTTGGAAACCTGTCGATGGTGATGACTTGCCAGAGATTGACAGGGAGGTCATAGCCCTGCTTAACAATGGTAAGGTGGTGTTTGCGCATAGACCAGACCCTAAAGGATGGGATGCAAAAAGTATCATCACCGAGAAAGTTGAACACTATACACCTAAGACCTATGACAAAGGAGGTTGGAATATTCCCGATGTTAAGTGGTGGTTAGATTGTTTAATGCCAAAAGAAATAGAACTATGAAAGCAAATGAACTAACTGGCAAGATTCTGTTGTCTAACGGCTTTAAGGAGACTGAGAATGATATATATGAATGCTTCTTACAAGTGTCAGAGCCTCTTGATACTGGCGACACAGATGTCTATTACAGACGGCTATACATGTATTACAACTATCTGGAGTGTCGATGGTCTATGTGGTATCTTGGTGGAGATGGTAAGCAACACTTAGGCTACTGTAAGACTGTGGAACAACTGAATAAACTATTGCAAAAGAATAATATTGAAAAAGAAATAGAGCTATGAGTAAGGCAGAGAAATTTATCAGTGATTATACAATGAATGGTAGTAATCAAATTATCAATGGTGATTATGGTACTATTATACCTCATTTTAACCCTTGGCTCACTCCCGACCAAGCAAGAACGGCTGTTGAGATAGCAAAGGAAGAAATGATTGAAAAAGCTATTGGGTGGATTGAAGAAATCAATAACCATCATCATATTATGCGCTACTCAGATTCTTGTGAGCCACCTATTAGTGAATTGACTGAATGGTTTAAGAATTATATGAAGGAAGGAGGTAAAGATGAGTAAGGCAGAAGAAAGGGCTTTGGAAGCATATCCTCCAAAAATGAGGTATGTGGGTATTGATTCGGTTAAATATGACCGTAAGATAGATGTGAACAAGCCAATGCGTGATAGATATGTGAAGGCATACCACCAAGCAGAGAAAGACTTGGAACTCACTTGGGAGGACTTAGCAACAATAGAAAAGTTAGGTAACGATTTCATCAAACAAAATCACACGCCTATGAGTGACGAAGACTTTTACAAAGAAATATTGAAACGATTTAAAAACATGAAAGATGGAGGCAAAGGATAGTAAGTGCTGTGTATGCGGCAAGCAGGCAGTTGCTATGTTTCCCCTTGTTGACCCAGACATACCAAGCTATCCATATTGTACTGACCATTTAGAGAAAGCTATGATTGATATGGCAAAAACTGTTTGGAAGGATGATAAGGGTATGCAATCTATGGCTATATATCACGCAAAAGAGGCTGTAAAAAAGTATAGAAAGAAGTAAGAAATGGTACTTGAAATATATAAGTATAAAATAGACAATATTATTCAGTATATAGCCAAAAGACTGGCTAATCACCCCTCCTTAGCACTTGCACTCCCTTATAAGATAAAAGGGAGAAGGAGGGAAGAAGAGGTGGTTAATAATTATGACGGTTAAGTAAAACTATAAGTTGTAAGGCTATTATATATAAAGGTAGTATCTTTGTAGCAGGAAAAGGCCAAGTAGCTCAGTTGAATAGAGCAAAAGTTTCCTAAACTTTAGGTCATGGGTTTGAGCCCCATCTTGGTCACAATCAAAACAAAGAGTTGTTTTGCATTTTTGATTATTTGCTTTAGTATTCGATTAAAGATTGTTTTAGGTTAGTAGTAATATTTATAGTTTTAGGTTTTTAGTTATGATTGCTTC